CTTTCTATTGGAATATAAAAGATTTTCCTTCTATGTCAGAAACATATGAACAAACCTTAGATGATATTAAGAATTGGCTTGAAAAAAAGAAAAAATAAAATCGTTAGGCGTGATTCCTACCCGGTTTCACGCCTTTTTATATATATTCAGCACATTGCCTCTTAATGTGCTTTTCTTCTCCCTTCAAAATTTCCCCTTCTATTCCCATCCATTTACTTTTATGCTGATTTTACGACAATAGCTCTATTGTCATGTATTCCGTATTCTGAAATTTCTTATCTATACATAACCTATCTACTTTTATACCAAAGATTTTAAACGAAAATTCATACGGTATGAAAGAAAAGATTTTAGCATTACTCAAAACCAAATTCCCTGGGGTTGATGAAGCTACTTTAAGCCGGATCGCTGAAAAGAAAGCGGTCGGTGTTACGGACGAAAGCCAATTACAGACAATCGCGGATGGAGTAGGCTTTCAGGACGTGTTAAATTCCTATGGTGATTTCCGGGCTAATACAGCCGTTACTTCCGCAGTATCCAACTACGAGAAGAAACACGGTTTGAAGGACGGTAAACCAATTGAAATCGAGAAACCGGTAGAAAAGCCTGTTGAGAAACCTACTGATGATATGGCAACTATCATCGCCAATGCAGTGAGTGCAGCCGTTAAGCCGCTTTCGGACAAACTTACTCAGTTTGAGACAGAGAAAGCGCAGGTTACCCGTCAAGAGCAGGTTTTGGCAAAGGCAAAGGAGTACGGTATTCCCGAAACATTCGCAAAGCGTTATGCAATTCCTGAAGATGCAGATTTAGATACTTATTTCAAGGATGCAAAGCAGGAACTTGCTAATGTCGGCTTTAGCGGTGTTACCCCTCCCGAATCAGCGGAAACGAAGATTGAGAAAGAAGCTGAATCTATCGCCAAGATGATTAATGAGGAAACAAAAAAAGATGTTGAACAAAACAAAAATTAATTATGTCAGCAGGATTTAAGTATGACTTGGTTCCACCTGTCGAGCAAGAGGAACGCTACGATGTCCAAACGGGTATTCGCAGACGTGGACCTTATAAGCTCGATACAACGAACTTGGCGGTAGGCACTATCCTCCCGTCTTTTATTCCGGTCTATGCAGATTTGAAAAACAAGTTTGCCCATACGGTGAGAAATATAAGAGTTGCCGAAGCCTATGCTTCCGGCACAAGTATTAAAATCGCAAAGACTCCGTTAGCCTATGTTGGTATGTTTATCGGAAATGGCTCTAAAGGGGCTAAAGTGACCGCTATCGACAAGTCTAACGAAAAATACGATGTATTGACTATTGAAGCTGCTTTCGGTGAGAATGTCGCAAAGGATGCTGTACTTTTTGAAGCGGCCGCAGTAGACGGTACAAAACAAAAGTATGTCGCTAACTCCGCCCTCTATGAAAGAACAAAAGTAGATGACGGTATCGTTTTGGTCGCGTTGCTTCGTACAGCCGCAGAGATTGAGCCTTCTAAATTGGCTATTCCATTCTCCGAGAATGACAAGGCGAATTTGAAAGGTTGGTTTGAATTTAACGAATAAGGAGGTGGGATATGTTTTTGACTATTGAAACTTTATTTAGTGATGCTGGCATTGTAAGTGCTATCATCAACCGCGTTAACCAAACGCGCAAAGATACTATCTATTGGCAACAGTATCTTACTTTCCGCAGGGTTACTACTCGTGTGTTTAAGGATTACATCGGTAATGTTACCGGGGTAATGGCTGGTTCTATCAATTCTCGTTTCGGAGAGAAACCTATCCGTGAACGTAGGAATATCGGTTCTGGATACGGTGAGATTGCCTATTTGGGTGATGCTTATCAGATGTCCATTGACCGTCTTTCTGAATTACAGGATTTGATTGACAAGTTCAACCAAGCTAAGAGTTCCGACCAAATGGCGGCTTTGAATGAGATTGTAAACTTCGTTTCAGACGATTATCGACAGATTACTCTTGCCGCCCATAAGCGTATGGATATTGTGTTGGGTGCTTTGCTTATGACAGCCGAAGCCACTGTTTACAACAAGGATACCGCTGTTTCTTCCGGACAGACCAATAACAAGTTACTGGAGATCAGTCTTCCGTTCAACATTATTAAGTCAGCAAAGGCTGATGTAATTGTCGATTCGAAGAATAAGTTTATCTCTTACTTGAGAGAAGAATTACACAAGTTGGCTCCCGACTACGGTGTATATCAGAAGATGATAATGACACGTGCGACTTTCAACAAACACGTGCTCGGTTCTTCTGAATTTGGCGAGCAGTACAAGATGATTCTCGGAACAAACGAGATGAAATTGAGTACTGGTTTGGTTTCTTCTGCTTTGGCTTCTGAAGTATTTACCGGCATTGGGCTTCCGCGTATCGAAATCAAGGAAGATTATGTAAAAGATCAGACGGGTAAGAATGTACAGATTTATGCGGATAACCGTATTACTCTGTTACCTTCCGACCAAATTGGATATATGCGCCACCATACTCCATATGAATCTACCGATCCCGTACAAGGACGTACTTATGTCCCGGCAGATGGTCAGATGCTTATTTCCAACTACCGTGACAAGAATGGTCGTTACATGGAATACACGGCAGAGTGGATTCCTCAGATTACCAACCCGAACTTGATTACTAATTTCGACTTAACCGAGATTGCATCAATTCAATCAGCATAAGGAGGAAGCTATGAAAGTAAAGGTTATATCTGTTTTCCGTGACAAGTTTACAGGGAAGTATTATACTCCCGGTGAAGTGATTGAAGTCAGTGAGGAATCCCGTGTGCTGGATATGGAGAGCCGCAGACTTGCCGAGCGGGTTGAAGCGAAAACCACTGAAGTGAAAGCACCAGAAGAAAAGAAAGAGGTGAAAATCTCCCTCTTTGAAAAGGAGTTTGAGAAAAAGGCTTTGGTTGATGCTTTGAAAGCCATCGGCATACAGGCATCCGGTAACATGAAAGAGGAAACTCTTTTGGCTAAGGTTGCAGAATTGGATGAAGAAACAACTGCCAAACTGAAAGAAGCATTAAACGCATGACAGTAAATGAATACATATCACAGAAGTTTCAGACTTTCGGCATTCAGTTGTCGGAGGCTGACCTTTTGGATATGTGTCTTGCCTCGAAGATAAGCGGAGAGGATGAGATGAGCGAGGATTGCCAAACGCGGGTGTCGGTGGCGATTGCGAAGTTCATCCCCTCTCTTTTACTTCGTGCTACCTCAATCAGTGAAAGCGGTTTTTCTATGTCTTGGAATATCGAAGGGATTAAACAGTACTATTCTTTCCTCTGTAAACAATACGGACTAAAGGATGAACTGAGTAACAAACCTAAAGTTTCTTTCTGGTGATGATATTCGCTCCACACATATTACAGGTTAAAGTGACTAAGCCGATGGATAAGGATGATTTCGGTCGACCGATTCCCGGTACCGGTGGTGAAAGCTGGCAGGAGGTATGTAAATGTCGTTGTGATGATGTGAGTGCGGAAAAGAAAGTTTCCATCAATGGTGTTCTGTATGATTTCAAATATAAGGTAGTCTTTGACAAGCCGACAAAGGTTGAAGCAGGAGTAGAAGTCCGTTGTTTGAATCTTGATGGAAGCATAAGAGGGGAGGGGATTGCTAAAAGTCCTTTGGAGACAAACTATTTTTCCTACAGAGTAATATGGTTGGAATAGATGCAGACTTTTCGGATGTTGACCAGTTCTTTGAGGACGGAACAAGCGAAGTTGTTGCTGGTATGAAAGAAGAGGGAGAGTCATTTGTTGAAGATGCAAAAGCTACCGGGAGCTATCAAGACCACACAAAACATTTGAGAGAATCGAATGATTATGAGGTTGACGAAGATGGCTTGACTCTGAAAAACGAAGCTGATTATGCTTCATTCGTGGAATCCAAAGATTTTGAAGTTGCAGGAAGTGCAGCGTTAAGAACATTAGAACGATGTAAAAGAAGATTTGAACGATGATAGTAACTACCGACATAGGAAACATTCTCTACCGGGATTGCAAGGCTTTCGGGATAGACATAGTACCGGACGGTGAAACGCTGACGGGTGAATTGAAGTCTGAAAGGATTGCTATCCACGCAAAGAAGCAACAGCCGGGAACTTATTGGAAGAAGTCTTTTGCGGAAGTGAATCTTTGCGTTCCTGATTTAGGAGAAAACTCCGCTAATTCCATTCGTTTGGGTGAACTCGAACGAAGAGCCAACAAGCTGTTTGATGATGTAGTAAGTACCTATGACGGCACAACCTATCGTTACTCGATTGATTCAATTGGCACAGAAGTGGACACGGATTTAAAGTGTCATTATGTGAATGTGAGAATTTTGTTTGAAGTATTAAACGTAAAATGAGAAAATATGAAACCATTTATTGGAATTAAAAAGATTTGGTACGGTGCGGTTATAACTGCTGCCGTTACACCTGCTTCCTTAAAAACGTGGTTAGGAACTGCCACAGAAGTGAAGAACTCCCATCAGGACACTTGGGGATACACAGAAGATGACCCGACTACGACTGATTACATCAATGAGTTGACCGGAAAGGTTTACTACAAGGACGTTACCGCTAAAGGTGCAAGAACTATGGCATTTACTATGGGAGAATATTCCTTTGAAGACAAGAAGGAGTTGCAAGGCGGTGAGCTTGTAAAAGACGGTCAGGCTGTTGTTGGCTGGCATGAACCGGATGTCGCAGAGGTTATCAACAAGGCGATTGTCGGTCAGACTAAAACCGGTAATTACATTGTGTTTACCAATGCCTCTATAATCGGTAAAGGTAACTTCGTTGAGAAGAATATCGGACTGGGTGTTTCTGCTGTCGCAATGGAAAATCCAACTGCTAGTGTAGCTGGTGAGTACTGGCTTGATGGTGAAAAAGTGGATGCTCCTGCAGCATAAATTTAAGGTGAAAAATAATGTTTTCAGGATGGCGGTGGGTGATTGCTCACCGCTTTTTTAATTTCAATACATGGAAAAAGCTTCAAAAATAGTAAGTGCAGCCGTTTTAGGAAAAGACTTTGAAACGGTGTTTGTGAATGGTAAAGCCTACGTAATCCATCCTCCAACTATTCATAAGATAGCCGGTGCCGGATATTACCTCTCCGATTTGAAAGATGGGATTACGGTAATGGATATGCTTCGATCATTAAAGGATGTTGATACGGCTTCTCGCGCGCTCTCGTGGCTCATACAAGGCGATGAAACTCTGCATGAAGAATTGTCTCATGGAACATTCGATGAAGTGATAGAGGCTTTAGCAACAGGTCTTTCAATGATTTCTGCTGAAAATTTTTACAAGCTGTCAGTTTTAGCCAAGAACGTTGCTCTACTGACAGCAAAGCAACGGTCGTAGGAAACAACTGTTTACTGGGACAGATAGCAACGTTCATGGAAAATCTGCATCTGTCTTATGATGAAGTCGTGTACAAGATACCATATAGAAACATGGTTATTATGCAAAAGGACAAGCTCCATACTGTGTACGGAGAAGTTATGGAGGAAGTATCAGAAGAAGAATTTTTCAAAACCAAGGGTAAGAACCCATTAAAACAATAATATATGCCGAAGCTCGTATTCCGTGTGGCTTCCGATTGGGAGGAAGTCGTAAAATTAAGAAATGAGATAGCTAAGTTAAAGCAAGAGTTGAAGGGTATGGATAGCACACAGTCTCCTGCCGATTTTAAAACACTCAATACCCAGCTTGCTGCATCCACGCAACGAATGGATGAGTTGGTAACGAATGCTGCTAAAGCTGGTGCGGAGATGGAAACTGGCTTCAAGAGGAAGATATTCGCTGCTTCACAGTCTGTTAATGGGTTTACTGAAAAGATTATCGCTCAAAAGGCAGTAGTTAAGGATGTGGAAGCCGATGTTAAGCGTCTCGGTGATGCTTATCGCACTGCATTGAAACGTAATCCATTGTGTGCAAACAGTAAATTAGCTGAATATACATCTGCAAAAAAGGCTCTTGATGAAGAAAAGTCCGCTTTGTTCGGATTGACACAGGAGCAAGCGAATGCCCGACTATCTGTGAAGAAACTTCGTGACGAGTATTCTCTTTACAAGGATGATGCAAAAGGTATAACAGAGGTTAATAATGGGATTACTATTTCATGGAAGCAAGCATTAGGTGTTATCGGTGGTGCTGCTATGCTAAAATCCCTTGTTTCTGATATTACTCATGTAAGGATGGAAATAGATTCGGTGGAAAAATCTTTTGCAGCTTTATTAAAATCAGAAGACAAAGCAAAGGAGATGATTGGAGGTTTAAAAGAACTTTCAATCAAAAGCGGATTAAATACCTATGGAACAGCTCAAACACTTCTCGGCTTTAATGTTGATGCAGAGAAGATACTTCCAACATTGAAAAGCATAGGAGATATAACAATGGGGAATAATGAGAAGTTTTCCTCAATGACACTTGCCTTTGCTCAGATGTCTGCCGCTGGCAGACTGATGGGGCAAGACCTTAATCAGATGATTAATGCGGGTTTCAATCCTTTGCAGGTTATTTCTGAAAAGACGGGTAAGTCCATTGCTGTTTTAAAGAAAGAAATGGAGCAAGGTGCTATTTCATCTGAAATGGTAGCGGATGCTTTTGCCACTGCCACTGCCGAAGGAGGTCGTTTTTATAATATGCTCGAAAAGCAAAACACTGGAATTAGAGGCGAGAAAAAC